TCAGTCATCCTGGGCGCTTTGATCCCCAGGTCGGTGAGTAGCTTGGCCATCTGCACCGGCTTGGTGTTAAGCCCATCGAAGTTGACTTGCTGCAACAGCAGGTCTTCGACCGCACTCTGAGTGCGCGAAATTTCGTTGCTGGCTTGTAATAGTTCACGCTCCTCGCTCGTTAAGAACCAGGTCTGTTTGCCCTGGTAGACCTCGTGCAAGACCTCAGCCCAGATCTGCTGCATATCAAGCTCGTGTTTGAAGTTCAGCTTGTTGACCCTGACGACCCAAAACCTGCGGTTGCCCGTTGGATCGACCAGGAACTCACGCTCGTTTACCGATCCGTAGAACGCTGTGCGTCGTTGGTATCGGCTAAAGGTGCGGCCATAAGGTAGGCGCAACTCGTCCTTGCTCTTGGTCAGGAACGCTTTCAGTTGGTCGATGTCCGCCTTCTTGAACGTACTGCCTAGCTCACCCAGCTCCACGATCCAATGGCTGACGGCGTGCTTCACACTGTCTTTATCGCTTGGGTTCAGCGTTGCACCCTCAAGCAGCCACTCCTTGTTAGGTGCCAATGATTTCATCCACTGCGTCTTACCCAGGGCTTGCTTGCCCACAAAGATCAACACACCTTCCAGGTTAGCGCCCTCTGGCAAACACGCAACGGCTGCACAGCCAGCGAGCCACTTACGCATGAGCATGTCTTTGAGTTGGTTATCTTCTGCGTCAACGGTGTTGAGCAAGTCCTGGATGCGCGGCGTGCCGTCCCAAACCAAGCTCTCGATCCAATCCTTTACAGGGTTATGCTCTCGCGCTAAGAGCGGAAGGTTGACCCTCATGCGATCGTGCGGCAACGAGTCCTGGATACAGCGGTTCTCGATCTCTGCGAGCACAGCGTCCTCGTGCAGATCGTTGATGAATCTCATGCCAGGGATGCTGATCTCCATCTCCTTTTTGATCACGTTGTAAGCCAGATCGATGTCATTCTTTTCCAGCACGACCGCGTAGTTCTCTTTGACCTGCATGATCCGGCCTGAGTTTGGGTTGCGCTGGTACTCAACCGGCAGCGCCTCCTCTCGGTAGTCACGCTCGATCAGTTCGCCTTCGATCGCAACGTCGTTGAAGTCCTGGCCGACCTCTCCTGGCACAATGATCTCAGCTTCACCACCGCGCAGCTTAACCTCGTTTGCACCCTTCTCAGCCGCCTTCTGGCCGGTCTCATTTTCATCGTTGTCAGCAATGAAGACATGGGTCGCGTCGGGGTACCAATCTGCAAACGTCTTTGGCACTTCTATCATGCCATTTGCATCGCCGGTAATGATGACCGGCTCCTCCTGGTTGATGTGATCGAACCAGCTTGCACCAGTTGCATAGCCCTCAACGTAGTGAATGCGCGTCGGCGTTTCACGCAATAGCTCTGCACCGATCAGTGCGTATGTACCTTTCCGCTTGGCACCTTTATGCCAGAACTTCGTTCCACCATCGGGCGGGATGTAACTCAGTGTCACGATCTGCTTGGTTTCATCGCGGTAGGGAATGATCAGGTAGCCCTCGAAGTCAGGGCCAGGACACAACCGTAACCCGTGGCTGGGAACCGCTTTGATCGATAGGTAGGGATGCTCATCAACAGGTTGTGCATGTTTCCACACTTTCCTGCATTCTTTTGCAGCCTGGGCCTGCTGCTCTGCAAGCTTGGCCATGAACTCGGCTCTTGCCTGGGCGATCAGCTCACGTTCACGCTGCCGCTCCTCTTCTGTCAGCTCCTCTCGACCATCCGGCGACCATCTCGCAATCGGTCGATCACCCTCACGCCAGTCAAAGCACAGTCCCAAGGGGCTTTCCTGGTGCAAAAACAACAGATACCAGCCCTTGTCTTTGCGATCGCGACCGTTGTAAGTGCTCCAGGCTTTGCCTCGACCGTGCTCGATCAGCCCTTCTTTGGGGTCAAACTCCATCCCGTGATCAGCCAGGAAGTCGATAAAGCTTTCGCGCAGCGACCCAGACATGGGCCTAGACAAGTCTCTTGTCTTAGTTCCCTTGATATTTTTAAGACTCATCACTTTTCCGGTTTGATTTTGCTAAGACTTGCAATATACTGCAAAAACCTACAAATGCAAAAGGAAAAGAGGATGTCTCTAGTAGCTTCAGATTCTGGTGGCGGTGATTTCGAGCCAGTACCAAAAGGTACGCACAACGCCGTATGTTACAAACTGGTCGATGCAGGGACATCGATGCACGATGCGTTTGGATCTCCCAGGGGTTCGAGGGATGAAAAGAAGCACACCATTTACATTTTTTGGGAGCTGCCAAATTGCAGGCTTGAAAAAGACGGTCGCCCCATGTCCATCTCCGCAGAATATACACTAAGTTTGGGTATAAAAGCGAAACTCAGGCAGATACTTGAGGCGTGGCGCAATGAATCGTTTAACGATGACGAGCTTGCGGGGTTCGATTTGACCAAAATTTTGGGCGTTACTTGCAAGTTAGAAGTGGGTCACACGAGTGGTGGTAACGCCAAAGTAGTCAAAGTGTTCTGTGCTGATGGAGGCCCGAAAAGGGTAGAAACAGAGAACGAACAGGTTGTGTTCGATCTGGAAGACTACTGCAAGGAGTTTACTGGTAAGTCCACAAAGGCTTCTAAAAAAGCGTGCGACGTTTTGGAGGAATTGCCCTGGTGGATGCAACACCAGATCGCCGGATGCGATGAACCAGGAAAGGAGCAAATACCTGCGTGCTTTGAGGTGCAAGCAGCAAAAGAAAAAGGTGGCAGCTCACCTGTAGCGCAACAACCACCAGCCACTGACGATGACGACGACTTTGAAGACGACGTTCCATTCTAGGAGGCTGGGATCATGGCTAAGCGCGGCAGACCGAAGGGCAGTACAAATAAGCCCAAGGGCGATGTCATCAATAGCCCGACGCACTACGCATCGGGCGACATCGAGTGCATAGAAGCGATCAGGGCATCCATGTCCCAGGTCGCATATAAGGGGTACTTGAAGGGGAACATACAGAAATATGTTTGGCGATATGAGCGGAAAGGCAAATTGGATGATCTACGCAAGGCAGAGGTTTACCTCGGCTGGCTTATTGCTGAAGAAACACCTCAAGCCTGACGTACCGAGATTCACTACTTACGCGATGATTCTGGTCTTCGTTGTTGGCTTCCTTGCTGGAGTTATTGTCGTATAGTGAGTGCTGGCCAGGGTTCTCATCACACCCTCCAACCTCGTTCCCGTCCGAGCGGCCATAGGCGGGGCTATTTAGGTCGGGGCTTTGATCAATCAGCCCAAGTAGCGCGTTCCCGTCCGCGTGACCGAAGGCGGGTCACCAGGAGCATCTATGGATTTCAAACCAGGACTATATGAGGATCTCGATTACGAGACTTATGCCTCGATCCCAGCGTGGCGATCCCACGACCTCACTACTATCGCTCGGTGTCCGTTCACCTGGAAAAACCAGCGGCGCACCAACGAGTCACCTGCTCTCCTGGAAGGGCGAGTTCAACACACCGTATTCCTAGAGCACCACAAGTTCTTTGATGAGTTTGCGATCGAGCCGGATGTGGATCGGCGTACTAAGGATGGCAAGGCTGAGTATGCGGAGTGGCTCGAAGACCTGGGCGATCGTACACCGATCAAGCAGCAGCTTTACGACACCTGCATGGAGCGGCGCGAGGTGGTGAAGGACTATATTCCCCAGGACGATCACAAGGTTGAGTTCGTGGTGTGCTTTCACTTTGCAGGGCAACCGTGCAAGGGACGCTTCGATTGGTACACCGGCACTGATGTATGGGATCTCAAAACCTGTCGTGACGCATCGCCTCGTGGCTTCAGAGCTGCGATCAACTCTTTCAAATACTATCAGCAGGCCGCTTTTTACATGGCGGCAGCGCACTTCGTAGGCTTGCCAGCGGAGAAGTTTTACTTCCTGGCACAAGAGAAAGCGCACCCATACCCTTACGGCATTTACACATTGAGCGATGAAGCGATCCAGTATGGCCATGCCAGGAATGAGCAAGCGATGATGATCGGCTTGCAGTGCGAATCCAACGATGAATACAGTCCTTTCGGATTGACTGGGGAAGTGGAGTTCACTGCCGATGAACTCTATTGACCAGGAAACAAATTGGGCGGAGGAGATCAAGCTGCACGCTGCGCGTATGGCTTGGCGAAAGCGTCGTCAGCCGGTGCCGTCAGGCAAATACTCCTGGGCGGTCTGGTGGGAGAAAAAATTCGGGGATGGAGAAACGCTCAACGAGTTCGCTGAGCGCATGAGGAAATATAAAGACGCGGATTAGTGAGTGACTGAGCAGTTGGGGCAGCACTCACGCTCCTCCATCACCCAATCCTTGTATGCCGTCTCGATCCCTGCCTCGATGGTTTCGCGAGCAACCTGTTCAGAGGGAGCCATGTCGAAAGCCATTTTCGCAAAGAAGATTATCCCGTTGTAGATGACTTCGTAGGGAGGCACTTCGACTTCGCCGTCCGCGACATCTGCCACCAGTTCGAGAAGGTCATCTCGAAAATCAATCATAGCTCCGACCTGCTCTTCGAGCATTTCCATAGTTTCTTCGTTTTCCATTTTAAGCCTCCCTGGGCTGGTATTTTTTTCTTAAGATCTTGCACGCCGCTTCAAGCCTACGCTCCTCCTCAGCGGTGTTGTGCCAGCGGGACATAGACAGCGCCATGTGCATATTTTTGAGGGGGATGCCGGTGTTTTTACCTACAATTTTTTTGGCTTCTTCTAAGGTCATCATCTTCTCCTGGCCAGTGGTTAGTTCAAATACTCTGGGCCAGTCCACTTGATCCAAGTGAAGTCGCCCTTCAACACGTTGCCTCTGGCTTGGTTCCTGGCAGGGGTTGCCCATCCAGCAGGTTTCAAGATGTCGCCTTTCTCGAACATCTCGTCGTCATCAGTGTTGACAATGAAAGCCCAGGCCGCGCCTTCGTTGATCACTTTGATGTACTTGCGTCCGGTCTTGACCTCAAAACCTCCCTCGTATCGCTCGATCATGTCTGCACGAGTGAACATGTTCTTGTAGTCATCGATCGCGACCTCGATCATCTTTCCAATTCCTTCCATCATCTTCTCCTGGTTTCGTGGGCTTCATCACCCGACACAGATATTCTCTCAAAAACCCGTGTCGATGTCTAGTCTTTTGCACAATTATTTGCAAAAAAAAGGGCCGCTTTCACGGCCCTGGTTGGTGGTTAGTGTCCGTACCCGAAAGCGGTTTGGTATCGGGGGCAACCCTCGTCGGGGTAGACGTTGAAACAATCGAAGCTGAAACCGCCAGTGCTGTTGATGCGCTTGGTTATCGGCTCGCCGATCGGCAGCTCAGGGTTGGGTCGAACATACTCACAAGTTTGTTGCGTCTCGACGATTGTTTTGCCGATCTCTTGGATCTTACAAGTAACGCCCTTCTTCTCAACCACTTGGTAAAACTCGACGTTGGTCTGATCGTAACCCCAGCTTCCGTAAAATATATCGCCAACCTTAACCTTTTCCTTCGCCTCTTGCTTTCGCGCTTTCGTTGCTGCGGCTCGCTCTGCCTTCAAATTGGCAACTTCGGCTTGGTTTTCAAAAAACTTCTCGATAGCTTCGTCACGTTTCACGGTCGTGGCGTATCGATAGTTCATGCAAGGCTTGGCTTGTTTGCCGATGAACATCATCGCGCAAGGCGTTTCCTTACCACCGTAAGCGTAGGCCACCGCATTGATACCCTCCCGCTCGATCTTTTCCGGCTCTGCCGGAATGTAGAACTCGCGGGTCATTTTGAATCTAGCCATCATCACTTCTCCTGGTTAATGGGGTCATCCCCCGACAAAGATATTATCTCAAAATGCCGTGTCGTTGTCTACACTTTTACACATTATTTTTGAAATAAATACGCAGCTAATTCCTGCTCTCTGATCCAGTAACGACCGTATCGTTCCCAGTCTTTGGCCGTAGGATCAGGCAATCGCTTCATGTTCATGTTGTCCCTGAGATCCGCCATTTTGATAGTAGCGGCAATGGGGTTGGTCTTGAGACGACCGTAATACAGATCGTTTGGTTCGTGCGGCGTCTTGGTCAACAGTGCAACCAGGGCGGCAACCTCGTCACCGAACTCTCGCTCGATCTGCTCGATCGTCACCCCAGTGTCCTCAACGACATCATGCAACACAGCAGCAACCAGCGCCTCAGTGGGCAGAGCAGGCTTGACCTCGGCGACAGCCAGCATCACACGCATAACGTGCAGTGCGTAAGGCTGTCCGGCCTTGTCTGTCTGGCCCTGGTGGGCTGTCATTGCAACAGCGACAGCCCTGGCCAATGTCTCCTCGTTGATCACGCTACATCATCCAATTCACCGGCATCGATCGCAGCCTCCCATTCCTGGACGGTCATCTTCTTGCCGTTGTGTTTCTTGACGAACAATCTCGCACCTTCAGCCCAAGAGTCCTTTCTCCAGTGTCCCTTGTTGCATCTGCCGCCCTTGTTCAATGGCTTGCCTGCGTCGATCCAGGCTTGGTGTCTCACCGGAGAAGTTTCGCTGAATCTCTTCTCGACAAGCTTGATTGTCTCCCAGGCTTCTGGATCGTTTCTGATGTCCTTGATCTCTTTGGGAGACATGAACGGGCAGAACACGCAGCTAGACTTGGCGACCTCAACTCCGTACTTGGCCAACAAGTCAACGCAGTCTTGTCTGTTCATTCCCATTTCGACCAGGGGGTACTCGTAGGTGTTCATGTCACCTTTTGGCTTGGTGAACCTCTCAGTCCTATGGCCTTCCTCAGCCTCGATCCCGATCAAGTAAGTGATCTCTTCACCAGGGAAAGTCTGATCGATCCACTTCTGGATCACATCGCCTTTGTACTTCTTAGAACAAACGTGGCTCCCCCCTGGCATGACTGGGACGATCCCCAACCTGGTGACCCACTCGGTAATGTTCTCACCGTCTTTGGCGACGATGTTGAAAGGCAACCCAGCGTCCGCACACAAGCCCTTGAAGAACTCGACATTTGCATAAGTCGCTTTAGACTCAGCGCCTGTATCGGCAAACACCACATGATCGATACCCAGATCCTTCTCCATCAAGTGCATGGTCAAGATCGCGCTAGAATCGACACCGCCACCAAAAGATAAAATTTTCATCGACTTCTCCTAAACAACAAGAGTATTCTCCCATAATCTCGTGTCGTTGTCTACACTTTTGCAGAATAAATATCGACTATTTATTGAGACCAAAGCTCCGCATTATCGACGATGCGACCGTGGTCGTAGAGCCAGAATACCAGGAGATAGCGATCGCCAGACTGGACAGGCAGTCCTCGATGCAGGTTCGTGAAGGAGGGAAAGATCAAAGCGTGGCCGGTGGGTAGCGGATTGAGCACGCCATGATTGTGGAACTCAGTCCCTCCACCCTCATAGCTGCCAGTGTTGAGCGGTACTACCACAGAGATGTCGGACGACTGATCGTGATGCCAAGCACCCTGCTGCTTGTCTTTGATGTTGTAGTTTGCGATCTGAATCGATGCAATGTCTGCACAGTTGCGCTGATACAGCGCCCAAAAGATCGGGTTGAGTACGTTCTGAACGACAAACCACATCGACCTGTACAGCTCCGGTACATGCTCACGCAATACGATCTCAGGGATTTGACGCAGCTCGTCCTCCTGGTCGTTTGGTTCAAACGGGATCTCGGCTTTCATCAGCTCGATCTCCTCGACAAGCATCTTGCAAAACTGACGGCGAAACAGCGGCACCTTGTAAACGCCATCGAAGCTTTTCTTTACATGGTCTAAGACCGGAACCTTCAGCAGATCCTCACGACCCTGCTTGGCCCGATAACGTGCGATCTCTGGCAGCGTATCCTGCACCGAAGTGTAGAGCGGCTGGTTGATCATCCAGTGTGACTGCATTGACAGCAGGTAGTTTTTAAGCTGGTACATTGTACAATCTTACATATTTTTGTAGAATCGGACAACGATACCAGGGTTTACGATGGTGAATCTCACAGAAAAACAGGCTCGTGCTATGCACAACAAAATACAAGACGAAAACGGTGGCCCAAAGGTTTCAAAGCCTGCGAGTAACTCGGTCATTCGGAAAAGCTTAGCTGTTGACCAGGACACCTATGACATGCTCCAGGAAATCTGCAATGAGCAAGGCTGGACAAAGATCGAGGCTCTCAAGCGTCTGATTAGAACAGAGCGCGACCGGATTATGGACAACGCAGTTATCAGCCGACCATGAAGCTATTCAAGAAGCAGGCGTCAGTGCCTCAGTCTTACCGTCCAGTCCTGGAAGCGAGCGAAGTGCTTGAGCTGTTCGCACGCATGACACTCCACCAGCAGGCTGCTCTTATGCGATTGATGAGCCGCAACCTGATGATTGAAATCGACGATGAAATCAACATGGGATACGACTTTGATTACAACGTCGATGGCGCGATGATCATTGCGCGACCTGCCGAACCCGAAGTAGAAATAATCTAAACGAGTCCGGCGATCCCCGATCGTCTGGCTGCAATCGCACGATCCTCTGCCCTGGGCAACACTGCCGGATCTATCATTGCGGCATCCATTGCTGGCGATCGTGCTGCGACAGACGGCCCTGTTGGTAGCGGCTCAAAAATTGAGGTTTCCGGCGGCATTGCCGGTCTTGGCGGAGCTGGCATGGGCGCAGCAGAGACTGGACGCTCCATTTCTGGTTCAGCGTCTTGCTCTTGATCGAAGCTTTCAATCGCCTCTAACAGCCTAGCTCGCTCTGCATCAGAAGCCTCGTCCTCGCCGGTCTCAGTCATCAATGAGGTGCGAATCGCTGACTGCATCGTGTTAGAAAGTAGGGGAGCCTGGAACCGATCAAGGGTTTGTCGCACAGCGTTTTGCGCGGCACTTGCTTGGTCAGCCGCTTCCAGGGCTTCCGTTGCTTTTTTTGCAATGAGCTGCCCAGTCCTGGACGGTGAGTTCAACATGCCAAACTTTGCGAAAGCCGTCAGACCAACGACCGCACTATTAGAGGGGTTACTCTTTACCTCAGCCCAAAGAGTTGGAAGAACATTCGCTCTGAACTCTTTGATACGGGCGATCTCATCGGGGGTAAAAAGGCGATCTATGATTGCCCTGTTGTTGAAAAAAACATTGTTGTAATTTTCTACGATAGATTTGCGTGTAATCTCTCCGCCTTTACCTGCAAACGCTTTCGTAAGAATCCCGTCTTTTAACAGTCCTGCAAACTCCTCATACTCATCAGGATCAAGAGACTTTTTGAGCTTGTCAAGCACGACTCCCACCGCTTGATCTGGTCTGAAATTATGTTGGCCAAAGAGCAAATTAGTTACTTGCACGGGCGTGAAATCGTTATTAGACAGTTGATCTAAGATTTTATTAGCAGCAACCTCTTGCTTGTTTCTGCCAACTCCTCTGCCAATCGTAGTCATGTAGTCAGCGTACAATCCAGTCGCTTGTTGCAGTTGATCTAAAACCTCTTGGTCTCCAGTGATGAAGCCCCGTTCAATTCCATCGTAAACTGCCTCATCAAGCTTTGTTTTCATCTGGATCAAGGCAAGCTCTTCCGGCGACCCTTTCTCTGCTTGGTTAATGGCCGTCCGCAACCTCTTCTGGTAACCATGTATGTTTTTCAAAGACTGATCTTTGAAACGAGGGTTGCGAGCGAGTGTTTGCAGCCTGCGGAGCTGCACCATCTCCCTCTTCAACGGGCCTTCCATAATTTGGTTTGGCCGCAAAATTGTAGGAACAATATCTAACAGCTCTTGCGTGACTTGTATAACACCATCAGGCGTCATAACCGGCGGAGTTTGAGCGTCTTGTAAGGTGTCGTACAACTCCTTGGACTGGCCCTTGAGTCGATCAGCAGCGGTAGATACGACTCCCTGCGCCTGTTCTGCGGCAACACTAGGGATATTCCCATAGATACCTGTTGGATCAGTGACACCAGCCCCAAACTCTTCCTGTAACTCAAGGGCGTCGTTACGAATCTCTGTGAGCTGACGCTCGTCAAATCCCCGTATCACGTTAGTTGCCTCATCAGCAACCCCTGGCGCTCTTCTCAGCATCTCCTCAGAAGCAAGCTGTTCTGTCGTCCTGGGCGTCACGCCTTCTGGAAGCTCAGCGGTTCTCTGCCCTTGGGTAAGCGGATATTTAGACTCTTGGATAACGTCAAATGAAAACCTGGGCAAAAACGGCTCAACCGCCTCCGCTACATTTCGCCCTGTTTTAGAGGCACCTCGCGCTGCCGCTTTCACCCCTTTCACCAGGGCTTTCCCAACGGGAGGGGCCAGGACATCAGCTCCGATGCCGATTGCTGTGGACGTTCCTATCTGCTCTGCTGCATCTGCGTAACCTCGATCCTTTGCTGCCACGGCCTCTGGGGTAATGATCGCCTCACCAGCCAATGTCGCGGCTTCGGTGCCTCCGTAACCGATAACACCGCGACCTACGGTTTCTCGTACAGTTTTCGCACCACTAACAAATTTAGAAGCTGGTATGAATCGGACTATTTCTCCCAGGAGCGTGTTGAGATCCGCCATCCCTGCTCCTGGTTTGTTCACATAATACGGAACGTCATTCCAGACGATGATGGGAAAGCCATACTTATCAGAATACTTGCCGCCGTATCTCGGATCGTCTTTGAAAGAATCGTGGATGATTTCGGTTTTGCCAACGTCATCTCGCGCCATCATGATTTTCATGCGTGGCAAGAATCCCTCGAAAAATCCAGGAGCATCAGAACCCATATCAGAAAGCTCTGGGAGCTGCGGGAACTCGATCGGCACACCTTCTCCACTGAAAGCTTCAGCTATTTTGCCAGGGGCGCTCGTAATCATGTCCACGACGCTTGCGTCTGGCTTATCTTGTTGCTTAACGAGATCTTCGTCAGGCTCAGACCGGCCACTCATCGGTGCGCCTTTGTATCCCTCTGGCAATTTTTCTAATGGCATTATTCGAGATTCCTATTCCGCGCCAAAACCTTTGATGACATATAGGTCTTCGCCTTGAATGAGCGGCACCCCAGTTTTCTGATCGCGATTCAAAAACACCGCTCCCATTGGTAGCGATTCCATCCAAGCAAGGATTTCGTCATTATCGTTTGGATCTCCAGTGTATTTTTCAAAAATTCCGGTGTCTAATTCTTTGATCTTGTTGTCTACCTGTTCACTCTTTACAAAATCGCCAGAGGTCAAAGCGTTTCTTTCTGCGCGATTATAATTGATCGAGTTTTCAGTCATTTTTTTGTAGACGTATAGGGCTATGTAGTTTGCTTCTGGTGTTTTTCCTAAATCTAATATCGCTTGTCGATAAGCTCTGAACTCCATATCGGATGTAGATCCAGAGCCTACCGGCCTGATCTTCGTCGCCAATATATTGGAGATCCCGACTAACGATTCTAGGTCTTTTATTTCTGGGTCATCGACCCCGAAAACCTGGGTGAAAAATTGCCGCACTGGAAAGGTTACGTCTGTGAGCTTGCCTGTTTCCACGCCGGATCGCAAAATCGACAAAGCACGATCAACCTCCGGCAACAAAGTAAGAGCCTTATCAACGTATTTGTCTTCGTTTTTGGCAATGAAATCGAGTCGCTTTTTACTGTAGTTTGCAAAATCCGTGGTCTCACCGCTCGCGGTGTTAAGCATGACGTTATAAACCTGGTCGCCTTGCACCAAGGGTCGCAACTCAGTGTATTTGCCGCCACTGATCACTCTTTTTCCAATCAGGCTGCTGTCCGAGGGAACCAGTTGATTCACGGCAGAGTCAAAGAACGGGCTTTCTTTCGATAGACCCAAACTCTCAATGGTCTTTTCTGCATCCTCTCTGGATTGATAAATCGCAATCGCTCCAGCGTCAGGGACTTTCCAGCCGGTGCTCGCCTTAGAAACGGGGGACAGTCTTTGGCGGTTCGCGTAAATCTCCGCCTGCGTAAGCAACGGCCTTGAGCCTTGCTCGTAAAGAGTGCCGCCAATCACGATGCCAGCCGGATCGGTGACCTCCATTTCAGTAATTTTGTTCGAGGCGCTGGATTTGGCCTGCAACAATCGATACTCATTGATCAGATTTTTGGCGGCATCTTCATCTTTTTTTGCAAGCTCAAAAGCCTTCAAACCAATCGCCCTGTCCTCTTGCGCTTGTTGCTTTCTGATCGCCGCTTGTTCTTTTCCAAATTGAGCAAGCCCCATACCGGCTGACCGAAACGCGCCAGCAGTCGGGTCTGCCGCTAACATTGCAGCGCCCACGGTCGATGCCAAATCGTAAAAGCTAGGTCTTTGCTGACGAGCGCCGTAAATCTTTTTGAGCTGCTTTTGGTACTTCGTGAAGCTATCTTCAAAATCCGGCTGGGCCAGCGTGGAATCGGCGGCGCTTGGGGTTGTTGCTGCTTGCTGCAAGCTCCTATCCAGCGCACTCAATGCCTCGTCTCGCCTCGACTGTAAACCTACCTGCTTGCGTAAATCATCGATGTCTAGGCTCAAAGCAGCACTAACCGATGGGTCGATGGGAGATCCAAGAGCGTCAATTTCATTGATCCCGCCCTGGTTGAACCTTCTTATCTGGTTTTCCATTTGCGCCCTCGAAATCGCCATTATCGTTGCGGCTGTCCGTAAAAGCTTCCTAACGCCCCGATCGCCGATAACCCTGTTCCCACTCCTGCCTGCAACGCACTAGGCGAAGGCGTGAAATTTGTTTGCGTCGTAGTGAATCCAGCCGGAGCCATCTGCACAAACGGCATCAAAGCCTGGTACTGAGCCAACGGCGCTTGCTGCGCTTGCAACAATCCTGCTCTTTGAGCATCTAGCTCCGCTTGCCTTTGCTGCTGTTGTTGAGCACCGATGCCACCGAGCTGTGCAACGTCTGCGGCAGTGGCTTGCTGCGCTTGAGCGCCCAAGCCAGTCAAGAATCCGCCGAAGCCCTGACGCGCTTGTTGCATCGCTTGACCCGCTGCGGCTCTTTGTTGTCCGATCTGCCCGTACTGACCCGCCAGTTGACCGGCGATATTCATACCTTGCTGGCCAGCCGTGCCGCGAGCGCCAGCCGCTTGCTGACCAAATGCACCGAGCTGTTGACCGAGACCCGTGCCAGCCTGGAACCTTTGTTGCGCTTGTTGACCTAATTGACCAGCCAGTTGCTGCTGAGCACCAAGACCAGCCTGCGCTGTTTGACCCATCTGTCCCGCTAGTTGCTGTTGGCTCGCTAACTGCTGTTGAGCGGTCTGCTGAATAAGATTACCGAACCCAGTGCCTGCGCCAAGCTTCTGCTGAGCAGCCTGGGAAAGCTGGCTGGATAAACCAGTGCGAGCGCCGTATCTCTGACCACCCAAGGACGCCAATCCAGACGCGGCTGATCGGGCTGCTTGTCTTGCCCGTTCATCCTCAGAAATAGCTGTCTGCTGCGCTCTCTGGAAGCCTGCTGAGCGTAATCCACCAATCTCTTTGGCCAAACCACGACCTAGCGCCTCAGCCCTCTCAGAAGCCGCTAGACGCGCCCTAGAGCCGAATGCTGATTCGCCGCCCGTTTGTATGTCTCGTGCAGTCTGAGCCATGTCTGACTGCGCTAGACCTTTCAGTGCGTCGTCCAGGGTTTGCTGTACAACGCGCTCTTCATAGGGGTCAAAATACTGAGATGTCGCTGTGCCAATGTCGAGATCACCCGTGGTTCCACGCAACAGCCGCTCAGACTCACGCAAACCTTGCGACAGTTCCTCGGCACCAATCGCACCGATGCCAACCGCGTCAGTAACGTCGCGGCCAAACTCATCATATACCCTACGACCCTGTTGTCG